CTTTCAACTATTGGAACTTCAGGTACTGTACCAGTATTTAAATGCTCAGGAGTTATTAGAGATTTTTTAGTAACAGGTAATCATGTTGGTGCATCCAATAGAATACAATGGTCTGGAATTAATGATATTACAACTTGGGAATCTGGAACAAAACAATCAGACTTGCAAGACCTACCAGGATCAGGTGGACAAATTGTTCACATAACATCTGGAGAGATTGGTTATGTATTTAGACAAAACCAAATAATTAGAATGGATTATGTCGGTGGTGCAACAGTATTTAGACTTTCAGTAATTTCACCTAATAGAGGTGCAGTATATGGAAGAACTGTTTGCCAAGATAATCGTAGAGTTTTCTTTTATGCTGATGATGGATTCTTTGAAGTTAATGGAGATCAAGTTACAGCAATAGGTGCAGAGAAAGTAAATAGATTTTTTGATTTAGATTTAAACAAAGCATTCTCTGATAGAATAGTTGCAGCTACAGATCCTTTTAATCAATTAGCAATTTGGTTATATCCATCTTCTGCTGATACATCTAATACTACTGGAATTTGTGATAAAGTTTTAATTTATAATTATGCTACTCAAAAATGGTCAACTGCTACTACCAATGCTAGTACAATCTTTTCTCAATTCGTTGGAGCTTATACAGTAGAACTTATGGATATTATTTCAGAAAACTTAGATAATATTAATATATCACTAGATACTGATTTTTGGTCTGGTGGACAATTATTACTTGGTGCAATAGATAGTGATTACAAAGCTGCAATTTTTTCAGGTACAGATAATATTGGAGAAATAGAAACTACAGAATTAGAGTTGTTTCCAGGAACAAGATCGTCTATAATAGGTGTAAGACCTATAGTAGATGCAACAGCTACAGTTACTTTAAAAACAAGAGATAGACTTGCTGATAGTGCTACAGAATCAACTTCTTCAAGCATGAACTCAACAGGTATAAATCCAGTAAGACAATCTGGAAGATATGTTAAAGTTAATGTTAAAATACCAAGTGGAGGAGCTTGGAAAGATGCACAAGGAATAGATTTAGTTGCATCAAGATCAGGGTTGAGATGACAGATAAAACTGATATAGATAATGTTAGATACAGTTTTGAAACACAAGAGTTTTTTCAAAGACAAATTGAAGAAGCTATTAACGCATTAATAAATGAAAAAAATCAAGAAAATAATAAAGCATTTGCTTGGTTCTTAGGAGATTAAATGGCAGGTATAAAAGATTATTCAACAACCCAAGCAAATAATACTGATCTTAATGGTATTTCTACTGCTGAAGGAATGTTACCTTCTAATCTAAACAATGCAATTAGAGCATTGATGAAGAACACTAGAGAATGGTTTAACGATAGTCAATGGGTAGAGTATGGTGATGGTGATGCAGCTTTTACAGCAGCTTATGCAAGTTCAACTTCATTTACAATTGCTGGTGTTGATGTAACTGCAATTTATCATGCTGGAAGAAGAATTAAATTAACAGCTGCTACACCTGGAACAATTTATGGAACAATTAGTTCTTCAACTTTTTCTACAAACACTACAGTAAATGTAACTTGGGATAGTGGTTCATTATCAAGTGAAGCTATTACAAATGTTTACATTGGTGCTTTATCTAAAACTAATAACTCTATTCCAACAGGTATAATTGCAACTGCTACATTAGCAGATGGATCAGTTACAACTGTTAAACTTGCAGATGATGCAGTTACAGTTGCTAAGATGGCAGTTAATTCTGTTGACTCTGACCAATATGTAGATGGTTCAATAGACACAATTCATATTGCATCTGCACAAGTAACAGCAGATAAAATTGGAACAAGTGCTGTAACTACAGCTAAAATAAATGCTGATGCTATAACAAGTGCAAAAATAGCTGACGAACAAATTGATAGTGAACATTATGTTGATGGTTCAATAGATACTGCTCATATTGCAGACTCACAAATTACAGTTGCTAAAATGGCAGCTAACTCTGTAGATTCAGATCAATATGTTGATGGATCAATTGATACAGCTCACATAGCTGATTCTCAAATTACTTCTGCAAAAATAGTAGATGGTGCAATTGTTAATGCAGATATTAATGCAAGTGCAGCAATAGATGCAACTAAAATTCATGATGGTGCAGTTTCAAATGCAGAATTTGCATATGTTAATGGAGTTACTTCTGCTATCCAAACACAAATAGATGCAAAAGCTGCAACAACATATGTTGATAATGCAGTTGCTGGATTAAGAACTAGAATTATTGCAGAGTGTGCTTCAACTGCCAATGTAGTTATTTCATCAGCTCTTGAAGCTGGAGATGTTATTGATGGTGTAACCCTAGTTGCTGGAGATAGAGTTTTATTAAAAGATCAAAGTACAGCTACAGAAAATGGTTTATATATTGCAGTAGCAAGTGGTGCAGCATCAAGAGATCCAGAACATGATACTATTGCAGAATTATCTGGTGGTATGGTTGTAGTAAATCAAGGTACTGCAAATGATAATAAAATATTTTTATGTACTACAGATACTGATGCAACATTAGGATCTACAAGTATTACTTACACAACTATAACTCCACAAAATGTTGGAACAGTAACTTCTATAACTGCTGGTACTGGTTTATCTGGAGGTGCAATTACATCTTCTGGAACAATAGCAATTGATTCAACTGTTGCTACACTTACTGGAACACAAACTCTTACAAACAAAACTTTAACTTCACCAAAAATAAATGAAGATGTAGCTGTAACTTCTACTGCAACAGAACTAAATTTATTAGATGGTAAAGCAGCAACTAATTTAGCTTTAGTTGGAAAACAAGAAGGAACTAATTTTACATCAAGTTTATTAGTTGGTCATGCAACAACTGGAACTTTAAACGCTGCTGAATATAATACTGGGGTTGGTATCAATGCTTTAGATGCTATAACAAGTGGAGATTTGAATACCATAAAAGGATATAACTCTGGAAGTTCTTTAACAACTGGTAGACTAAATGTTGCTGTAGGTGCTTGGAGTTTAAAAGCAAGTGATGGTGCTGTTGGTAATACTGCAGTGGGTACTTATTCTCAAAAAGATGCCTCTGGCAGTGCACAATATAATTCATCATTTGGATATGACGCATTACAAGATGTAACAGGAATTTATAATATAGGTATTGGTAAAGGTGCTGGTGCTAACATTTTAGGTGGAGATGGCAATGTAATCATTGGTAATTGTGATGCTGTTTCAGCTACAGGCGACAGACAATTAAAAATTGCTGGTAATGATGGTTCAACAACTACAACTTGGATTGATGGTAGTAGTTCTGGAGTTTTAACTTTTAATGCTGCTAATGTAACTCAACAAGCATTAACATCATCATCAAATGCTGTAGCTTGGGATGCTTCTGCTAAACCAAACGCATATCATTTAACAACTGAAAATACGACTTTCTCTGCACCAACTAATCCTATTGAAGGTGCTTTTATTTGTATTGAGATTAATTACAATGGTTCACACACAATAGCTTTCAACACAGTTTTTGAATTTGCAGCATCAACTGCACCAACATTTACTTCAACAGATGCTAAAACCGATATTTTAGTTTTTAAATATTCTGGTGCTGTTTGGCAAGAAGTTGGAAGAACATTAAACTTAAGTGAGGCTTAAAATATGTACGCATTAATAACAGACGGATCAATATCAAAATTTATCAACAATCCTAAAGCATTAGTTATAGGAGATGTTCAATATCCAGCTAAAATATTTCAGCTTTGGACACAAGCAGAATTAAACGCAATAGGTATTTATGAAGTAACCTTTGATAACACCAATAAAAAAGATGAGAAATGGTATATCAATACTAATCAATCTTTTGCTTTTGCTGATGGTGTTGTTACAGCTTCTTATGGAACTGCTACTGCTAAGGCTCATGCAGATACTACATGGTCGCAAGATGATGAGGATGCTGGTTTATTACCATCTGACAAATCAGTTGGAGATATTAAAACTAGAGGATTAAAATATAATTTAATACAAACTATTAAACAACAAGCTAGTGGATTATTAGCACCTACTGATTGGTATGTTGTTAAAGCAAGTGAAGTATCTGATTATTCTGTACCAACTAATATTGCAACATATAGAGCAAGTGTTAGAACTAAATCAAATGAAATGGAAACTGCAATTACAAATGCAAGTGATACTCCAGCATTAGAAACTTTATACACATACACTACAGATAGTGATGGTGTTCAATCAAGACCATTAGGCGAACTTCCAACATTGGAGAGTTAATGATCATTCTTGGAACTAACTCCATAAAAGACACAGGCTATGATGTAGATAACTCATTAAGGTTTAATTCTGGTAGTTCTGATTATCTAAATAGAACTTTAAGTACACCCACTAATAATAAAATTTATACTTGGAGTGGTTGGTTTAAAAAAACAACTGTTGGTGAAGTTGCACCCAATATATTTGGTGCTCATTCAGGTGGTTTAAGAGATAGTATAAGATTTGATGGTGGTGGAAACGCATTACAAATGATTTTTAATGAAGCTGGTAGTGGTAATTTAGTAACCACACAATTATTAAGAGATGTAAGTGCTTGGTATCATTTAGTAGTAGCTGTTGACACAACTCAATCTACAGCAACAAATAGAGTAAAAATGTATTTAAATGGAAATCAAATCACTTCATTTAGTACATCAACATATCCAGCTCAAAACTATGTAAACATTTTAAATAGTGCAGTTCCTCATGTTTTTGGAAAAAATGCTAATTTAAGTAACGAATATTTTAATGGATATATCGCAGAAACAGTTTTTATTGATGGACAACAATTAACGCCAACATCATTTGGAGAATTTGATGAAGATAGTGGAATATGGAAACCAATAGATGTATCTGGTTTAACCTTTGGCACAAATGGATTTCATTTAGATTTTGAAGATAGTTCAGCTTTAGGTGCAGACGTATCTGGTAACACTAATAACTTCACAGTTAATAACCTAACAGCAATAGATCAATCTACTGATACTTGTACAAATAATTTTGCAACAGGAAATCCATTATCTCCTTATGTAAGTAGAACTATATCAGAAGGAAATTTAGTACACACATCAACAACCACAGCTTGGACAAGTTTATTTTCTACAATAGGAGTTTCAAGTGGTAAATGGTGGATAGAACTTAAAGCTACTGCTGGT